TTAAATTTAATAAATCAAATGCTCTGTTTTGTGAAGCCGTTATATCTGCACCACCAATATCACCTGTTGCTGTTGCATTTGTAGAACTTTTCGATTCTATTTCATAACTGTCAAGAGTTATATTTGAAATTGAAGTATATGTTCCGTTAATATCTGCACTTGCTAATCCATTGTAAGTACCTGAAGGCACACCTGCAATGATAACACTATTAGTTGTTCCGTGCATACCGTGGTTTGGATGTGAAACTCTAATCTTTTTATAACCAGATGTTGTTCTTAAAGAATTAGTTTTTAATTTTCTTGTTGGTAAAGTATCATTACCTAATGTTAACTTACCTGTGTTTGCAATGTCAAACTCTGCACGTTTAATTTTAAACTTAATGTCTTCATTTTGTTCAGCAGTCCAAGTAGAACCGTTTTGTGATTTGAACATAACACCGGCATAAGGTTGTTGTGATATTGTTCTATTAGAATTAATTTGATTTTCACCAATTCTAGCAACCCAAGCATTATAATCTTGTGAGTTAGCCAATAGTACAAAAGAGTATTCAACATTTTCTTGAATATAAATTGGACTAGGGAATGTAAACGTTGTAGCAACTGAACTATCAGCACTTGTGTTTACTGCACTAGGATTTAATGTCACTTCACCAAAAGGTAAAATTGTAGTTGAAGGATAACCGTTTGTGACTTCTCTAATTTGTAGAGTAATCGGAATATTTGCGTCTTTAGATTGAAAGAAACAATCAAGTGAAGTTATGAAAACTCCTCCTGGGTCATCAACTAGGAATGTTTGAGCAAGAGGATCCCACCAACCAACCTGTGTTGTAGTTGTTCGTGTTGATGTTCTTGCAATGTTTCTAGTTTCGGTAACATTTGTTCTTACAAGTCTTGGCTCTCTTGTTGATACAATAGTTTCTTGTACTGTATCTAAAGTACCTCTTGCTGTGTAGTCTGCTTCACCAGCAGTAGCAATTTGTGAATTTCTATCATCTGTACTTGAAGCTGTTAATCTGAATACTCTTGTACCTGTTCTCCATCTTGGATTAGAATCAATCGCTGGGTCAGGAATTGCAAACGTACCAGATACTTCACCTTGAGCATTTGAAATAATATTGCCTCCTAATGAACCACCTGTTGGTGTGATATATTGGTTAATATCTTGGTCATCAAAGAAACCATATAATCTTGTATTAGGTTTAAATCTAGCACCTGTGAAATTTAATGTTCTACTTCTAATGAAAGGAATAAATGCAACATTAATAACTTTGTCACCTAATGAATTTCTAACAACTTGAGGAACTAAAACACTTCTAACACCTGTTCTAGTTTGATTGACTTGTTGAACAGTTGTAATTTCTTGTCTTTGTAATACTCTTCTTGGAACACCTCTAGCAAATGTTTGTTCTCTTATCTGACCACCAACATTTCTTCGTGTACCATCAATTGGTTGTCCAGCCCACATATCTTGCCATTCATTCCAAACTGTACCCATTTCTACTTGTGCTAAATTAGGATTTCCTAGGTTTGCAACCATAGTATCAAAGGCACCATTTTGGTTAACTAATAAATCTGGAGCTCTTTCTGTTTCTTTCCACTCATCTCCTGGTGGGTCTAAATCAATTGTACCAATCCAAGTAAATACGTTGAATGGGTTTACGTTAATAAATTTACTTGCAAAAGGTTGGTCAACAAGTGTTGTTTCAGAATAAGGTAATGTAATAATATCACCTGTCTTTTGATAATTTGAAGATACTCTATCTTGTTCAGTAATCAAAGCACCATCAGCAAAACCTTTATCATCTGTTTCTACTAGTTGTATTGCGTCTTCTTTAAATGTTGGTCTTACTTGACCGTTTGACATATCCATAGAACATTTGTAATCTAAATTACCCACGTCACCAATACCGTGACCTGTAAAGTTATCTACCACAAATCCGTTTTTAAATCTATCAAATCCATCTGCGTCTTGAATTTGTAATGATTGAGCATTTTGTTCAAGTAAAGATAATTGAGTATAGTATTCAATATTTTCAATTCTATTTTCTAACTTACCAATATCTCTCATTGTATAACGTCTATTATCTTGTCTTTCTATTTCAACTTCTTCAACTGAACGAGAATAAGGTGCTAATGATAATGTGTATAAATGCATACCACTATCTAAACCTTTTGGAACTTGTGGGTCAAGAGAAGAAGCTCCCTTAACTATCTTAAATTTACCGTCTTTGTCTAAAAATACTTTATCAATTCTTGATAAGTAATATTCAAAATCAACTGTTATATCTTCACCAAATTTTACGACATCTATTGTTGAAGCGCCTGTGCCATCAAAACTTCTATCTTGATTGCCTGAATTAATTGTACTTGCGTCATCCACTCTAGGTCTAAAGTCAAGTGAATCACTCAATCTATATTCTTTACCTGTTGTATCTGAAAGATAAGATGGTATTGATGTATATTCAACAACACCTGCATAAGAGTCAACATCAAAATAATCACCTGCACCGTGAGAGAAGTAATCAAACTGAATTAATAGTCTTCCAGTTGGTGCCAATGCACCGGTTTTTAGTTTTATTCTACCAATGTCATAGAAGTTGTCTCTTTGACCATTGTCTAACTCAAATCTATCTGTGACATCTGTATCTCCTGATACTGCGTCTGTACTAAAGTCAGCAGACATCTTAATAGAATCTAAATTTAGAATATCAGCTTTGTTTAATGATATAATACCACTTTGAATTTCTGATTGATTGTTTGCTTGATATGTAGTATTATTTTGTAAAGTTTTTGTTTTTGAATTTGCAATAGAACGATTTACTGTTGCAACAATTTTTAAATCTGCGTCTGCATAAGCAGTACCAAAATCAAAGTCTAAAGTTTTACCTGTTGGCGAACCTGATAAAGTAAAGATTGGGTTGCCGTTACCATTGTTACCTGTTAAACTTAAAATATTACCTGTTGCACCAACAGAAGCTGAGTTTGCATTAATAATAGAAACAATGTAATCACCTTCAAATAAACTTGCAAAAGTTTCATTATTACCTGCTGAAATTTGTCCTGTACCTGAAGATAAACTAATAGAGAATTGTCTTCTTACTTTAAAGTTTGTATCAGATAGTCCGGAGTTTGAAGTTGTTTTTAATGTTTTGATTGCGTCATATCCCATTTGGAATATTGCAATATTTTTATTAGTATCTTGTAATTTTGCTCTTTTTCTAATTGCGATAGCAGATACGACATCATTAACATTAGGTATTAAATCAACTGTTTTAAATAAAGTGTCCGATTCAATTGCTTCTACGATAGTAGTTATAACATTACCTACTGTATCATTAATTTGAACTGAGTCACCAATTTTTAATTCTGTTGTAAATCTTGTTCCTGAACCTCTTACTACATAAGTATTTTTTGTAGCACTTACGTTACCTGTAATGGTAACTTGTTCACCATAAGTATTTGATAAATCTGTGTCTGCTGTATAGTTAGGAGTACCAGGCTGTCCAATTTGTTTTACTGCTGAAAATTCAAAGTGTCTTGCGCCTTTAAATCCAACAACATCATTTTGAATAGTTGCTGTGAATCCTGAAGAAGAACCTGTGATTGTTTCACCAGCACTAAAAGCACCTTGAACATTTGCAACAATAACTGTTCCGTGTTCTACGGTACCACCTGTTCCACCTGTGGTAACATTAATTGGTGTTATGCCATCTGCGTCATATAATTCAAATCTGTCATAAGGACCTGCACCTGCTGGACCTAAACCTCTTACTGTATATGTTCTAACACTTGAATCAGTAGCAGTTGAATCAATTGCCCAACCAGTCACACCTGAAATTCTTACTTGTTGACCATCAATAAAATTATGATTTGATGAAGTTACTACAACACCAGCTGAGCCTGCTGATATACTAGCAATTGAAACTGATTCTGTTGATGAAATACTTTGAACAAAAGCAGTAGAGTTTGATGAACTTCCTGTAATTTTTTCACCAGTTGTAAATGCTTGTGCTGTTGTAATGTTTAAGTGTGTAAACATTTCAATATCAAAAAGATAATTTTTAAATACTGTATTTGTTAATGCACTTGAAGAAAAAGTAAAACTTGATGGTGTTCCTGTTGCATATTCAAATCCTCTTGACTTAGCACGACCAATTTGATTAGTTGCTGTTCCTGTTCCATTATTTTCAGTACCTCTTGTTGCCGTAGCTGTATCATATAAATTAAGACCTTTAAATGATTCAGTAGAACCTGATACAAAACCAACATCTGGAGAACCATAAACATTATTTACATAAACAAAGTTACCAACATCAAATTTTGTACTAAAATTATTTTCTGTATCAAAATCTCTCGCTTTGTCTAATTCAACATAAGTTGTTGCAAGAGTTTCAATTTCATAACCTTTAACATATGCTTTACCTGGTGCTAGACCTAATGCAAGTTTAGTTTCTAAACCACCATTAGCTGAAGTGTAAATACCTCTGTTATTACCAGATTTTAAATGTTCTCTAATATCTAATTCAAAATCTCTTATTGAATAATCACCTGATTCATCAAATGTTCTTCTTGCTAATGTATCTTCTAATACTGCATATTCTGTTGTTCTAACTTGGTTTTGAATAATACCAGCTTTTAATCTTAACAATTCTACAAAGTTATTATCTTCAGCAGAAGCTAAAGCTAATTTTTTAAGTGTTAATTGAATTTTAAATCTGTGAGCACCTGGAGCATTTGTATTAGATACGCCTTGTGCATTATCTGTTAAAGATGGCTCTTCATTAGGAGTGACAAATGATTCAACAACTTGTAAACCAACTCTGTATGATGGTGTGTTAGAATACTTATCTAGTATAATTGTTTGTTCAGTTACCTCTACGTGAAATCCATTTATGTAATATACACCTGCACCTATGTAGGAGGCCGCACCTGTATGACAAGAAGTAGCTACGGCAGAAACCGTGGTAACTTGTCCTTGTAAAGTTGTTGAAACTGAAATAGTTTCTCCAGCAGTAAATGATGTTTCTGTACTGTTTGTTCCTGAATCTATGTATTTAACATATAGTGTATTAGGGTCAGTACCATCTGTTGCTGTTTGATTAATAACTTTTGCTTTAACACCTGAAGTTTGTCCTGTTAGTGTCAAACCGATAAAGTCAGCTAATGTGACACCAACTGCTTGTGAATCTGTAAATGAAGTTAATTTAACTGAATAGTAATTTAGGTCGTAACCTATTTCACCAGGAATAACCATTGCACCTTTTTCAAATAGATGGTCAGAAACCCTTTCTATTTGATTTTGCAAAATAGATTGTGATTGTGTTAACTCTCTCGCTTGAACGGCAAATGCTGGTCTAAAAAGTATTCTATGAAACTTCTTATTTTCAGCAAAATCATCATAATAGGGCGAAAGGTTAAAATCAGTTGGACTTGGCATAGTCTTTTATTCCCCTTAAAACTCAATTATCAATTTAATATTTTCTGTCTGGTCAGCAGCTCTTGTTATTGGCGCTCTGTTTTCCACGTATAAGATATCACCACTATCGTGGTCAATTTCTGGTACTGAATATCCACCAGCAATAACAACGTTGTTAACTGTACCACTTGTAGAAACTGGAGTACCTGTCGCTGAACTTGTTCCTGTGATTACATTGGCACCACTAAATGCTGTTTGATTTCCATTTGCGTCAACACCTTCATCATTATATTTTGTTTGTACATAGTATAATATAGAGTTAGTTGAATCCCATTCTACTACTTTACCAACTGCACCAGTTGAAGCTTGTGAAATTTTTTCATCTACTGCAAAAGTACCTGAAGTACCTGTTAACTGAATAGCTTTAGTTGCTCTTAATGTTGTTTCTGTTGCAGCTGAACCACCTGATTTTGGGTCTCTAATTAAACATACACGTCTAAAGTCATTAGCAACGGTAACATCACCAGTATTTGCTGATTCTGTTCCTTCTAAACTTACGTTTGTCATAACAAAGAAAGCACCTAATTCGTGTACTGCATTAAATCCGTGTCCGCCTTTTGGTGGAATGATTACATCTAATTCTGCACCAACAAGATTAGTTGCACCTGCAGCTATGATTTGTGCATTTGAAATTGTAGCAAAAGTATATCCTGAACCTGCACTTGTCACAGTCACAGCTGTCACAGCACCTGAAGTCACAGTTACCGAAACAACACCACCAGTACCATCACCTTTAATTGCGATACCTGTATGTGTGCCGTCTGCACCACCAGAACCTGGTGTTTTAATTTTAATAATGTCAATTGAACCATCAATAGCATTACCTGATACTGAAGAATTTGTTGAAACTGCCATAAAGTCTGTTGATAAGAAATTTGATTGTTCAGAAGCAGAAAGTGTGTACATATATTTCCATCTGTAACCATCAGCAGTTGATAGAATAATTGATGTATTTGTACCTGTAGGTTCTACTGTTGAAATCGCATTATTATTGTTATCTAAACATTTGTAAACATTTCTTGCCGAGTTTAACACATAAAAACTTGCGTCATATAAATTGAAAACTCCACTATTAGATGATTGTTGGTTTGTTGTACCAGTAATTCTTTCACCATAGTCGTGTCTGTAAATATCGTAAGTTGTGCCAGTTGTCCAGTTTCTTCTAGGTGCCACGAAAGCAACATCTGTATTTGTTATTTTTTTAACTGCTAATAAGTCATCATAAGTAAGAGACTCAATATTATTGTTATCAGACGGTGTTAAAGGTATTACGTCTGTACCTAGATTATCTGTTCTACCATCCGCTCTTGTAGCAGTGTTAAATGGTGTTGGTCTACCAATACCTAGATAATACGTGTTTCCTGAAGCTTCAGAGAAAGACTCTGAAAACTGTTCGGAGTTGTGAATTCTAAATTTATTTGTTATAATTGCTGGCATTTGTTTCTTCCTTAATCAATATTTATAAGACTTCTCACTATGTTATGTTAATTGTTCCGTTCATACCGCCGTGGGCTGTACATTGATAATAAAGAGTTGCTGGAGTATCCATAGATACGTGAAATATGATTGCTCCTGAAGCACCTGCATTATTGGTAACTCCTGTATTATAAGCAGTACCACCGGTTCCTGTTGTTGATTGTATTCTGAATGGGTGTGAACCACCAGAGTTATTAATAAAATAGTAAGTTTGACCTTTTTTCAAGTGTAATGCTGGATTATCACCTGAAGTAGAAGGAAAACCTGCACCTGTAAATAAGTATGCACTTGAACCATTTGCTGTTACCAACAATTGTGAAACTGGTGTTGTCGCTTGTACCCAATTTGTGCCATTATAAACTAATGACATACCTGCTGTTGGCGAACTATTTACTACATCTGTTAAATCGTTTAATGCACTTGCACCGCCACCTGATTCAGCTGATGGTTCAAAACGACCATTTGCTGATACCCATTTTAAAACGTGGCCGTTAGAAATACCTGTAATCGTTACGTCAGCGTGTCTTGATACTGAATCATTCTCCGTTAACATATTAATGTAACCTGATTGAGTAGCAACAAAAGGTTTTAATTGTGTTTCATCTAAAGCAAATAAACCAGAGTAGTCTGTTGCTGTAGGGAATGAGGCCTGATTAGAAAAGTTACCTCTAACTTTAGAACCTGAACCAGTTGTATCAANTGTACCNGTTCCTGATAATGAAGATGNACCNGTTAAATTTAAATTNCCNGCTGANGATAATGTTTGNCCTAAAGATACTGAACTATTACCAATTGTTATACTTGAATTTGCTAAATTAGCATTTGTGATACCTGCACTACCTGATAAGTCAGAGTTAGATAAGTTTGATACGTTTAGAGTTACCGTATTACCTGTAACCGAACTTGATACTGAACCTGTACCTAAAATAGATAAAGTTTCACCGAGTGGTACGAAATCTGTTGTAGATGTATTGTCTCTAATTGTAATACCACTATTTGATAAACCAGAATTAGGAATATTTGTAAATGTGTTGTCTGCACCACTCATAGACTTATTAGTTATTGTCTGTACTTGGTCAGTTGAAGCAAAGTCTGTTCCAGATATTGCTGTGTTGAATTCTGTTAAATTACCTGTAATAGTATTATTAGTTAATGAAATTGATTTGTTAGTTAATGTAGCAGAAGCTGTTGCTGTTAATACTGAAGCATTAACTTTAATTTGAAATTTACCACCTGTAATAGTAGTATCAATACCTAAACCACCCTCAATAGTAATAGGGTTACCAATATTCGTTCTCAACGTTGATGACGTATCGTCAGCAAAGTCAATGTATGGGGTTAAAATGGTTCCGTTACCCAAATTTGAATATATCTCATCAAAGTTGTTGTTTATATAAACTGCACCAGTACGTAGGTTATCACCTGTACCGTCATTCGGACTTGAACCTGTATTAATTGTAAATTTTGCCATATTAATTCTCTCTACTATTTATAATGATTTTATGGTGTTGTATCATCAAACGTTGCTGTTGTTGAACTGAAATTGGTTACTGTGTTAGAAAAGTCGTTCTTATTAGAAGCAAATTCACTAGGTATAGTAAAATATGTTTTTAAATTTTGACCATCAGGATGTGAAGTCGCAATAAAAGTTGCTGGTTGGCCATCTAATCCTGTTCTAGTACCAATAATTTTAATATCATTAAAGGCCTCTACCGTAAATCCTGGACCTTTGAATATTTGTTGAATATTTTTATTTAAAAATGCGTATCTTGGTCCTGCGTATGCGTGACCTTGTCTAACGTTATAAGTTTGAGTTGCGTCTGGAATATTTCTTCTAACTCTACTTAAATAATCTAGGTTGGTATCTGACCTTAAAGTCAAGTCTCTAGTATTAGCTGTAAAGTGTTCAGTTGTAGATGTGTCTGAATCAATAGCACCTTTTAATCTTGCATTTGCTCTTAATGTNGTACCATCACTTANTGTTCCTAATCTTCTACCAAATATACTTGAAAATAAAGTATTNAGAACTTGTAAGAATGGAGTTTCTGCAACACCTGAAACTGGACCAATAACTGGAGCTNTTGTCTTCGCACTCAATCTTGTTTGTATGTTTACTTGACCTGTAAAATAAAAACCTGCTGTGTGCATAGTCTTTTTAAATGAATCTCTCCAAGAGTTAATAGATTGTCCTACTTTAAGAACATAAGAAAAATCTTGATAGTATAAACTATCNTGTACTCNCATTGTACTTTCTGAAACTTTACCATCTTCATTAAGAAATTCACCATCTGTATCAATTATAGGAACCACNTTTACTGTAGCAGACGCTAAATTNATTTTTGATACTTTTGCCGTTCCAGATGTGTTTGATGTTATTGTTTCATTTGNTGTAATAGAACCATTAACATCTTTTAATTTTAAAATATTTCTATCACTATCTAAATTAACAATTGTTCCTGTCGCACCACCAGAAAAGGTAACTGTGCCATTATCAATAAATGAACCTGCAATATTAATTATCAACACATTATTAAAAAACGATAATGTTGGTGCTGGACTTGTTTCATAACTTTTACCAAACTCTACTGTTCTTAATGCGTTAACTTTTCCTATATCAGTACCAAATGCTCTGATAATAGCACCAGTACCATTTGAANNTGTAATTGAATTTCCATCTTCATCTAAATAATAAAATGAAAGTTTAGGTGTGTNTTTATAACCATTACCACCATTTGATAAAAATACTTTAGCAATTTCACCTATTGTTGTATCGGCCGAATTTGCAAAACCTGGAACTGCTGGTGAAGTTGTTTGTGTTTCTTGAACTATATCATTCCCTTGATATGAATCGCCAGCACAAGTTTCATCTTCTAAAATTATTCTATCTTCACTACCAGTTGCTGGAGCTTTAGAACCATTTTGGTCAACTAAACTACCATTTACAATACTTACAAAACCTGAAGCATTTGCACCAAAGGTTCCTTTGTTATCGAAACGAATTACATCACCAATAGAATAACCTGAACCTGGTGTATCAATAATTAATTCATCAACACTACCTGTACCTGTATCTGAAATTTGAAATAATGCACCGGTTCCACCACCTGATACACTTACATTATCTGATTCTTNATATAATGAACCTGAATTTGTAATAACTTTTGTTCCAGGAATACCAGTAATATCTGCCTTAATGAAATAGTCATCTGTTTCAGAAGCAGTACCAGAAACTTCTTCACCTACTTGAAAAGTACCAACAACACTATCTTGGTTTAGAATTAACTCTGTAACCGTTTCATCACCAATTTGAAAACGTGATAAGTTTTCAATAACAGCAGTTGCTCTTGAATCTTTACCTGTAATTGTTCTACTAATTAATCCTTCGGTGTTTCCAACTTTTTCAATAATTCTTAAAATCTTTAAAGAGTCATATTGACCATCTGAAGTTTTTAATAGTTGTTCTCTAGGATAAATTGTTTCTGATTGTTCATTAAATAACAATCTAAAAAATAATTCGTGACCAGCAGCCGTACCTTTAGCACGGTACATATTCTTAACGTTTTTAATTAGATTTCTTTTATCTACTTCACTATCTAATACTTCAGGTAATGTTGCTAAAAATTCATTTCTAAAATTATTTAAAAATGATTCAATTGCTTTATCGGGGTCTCTAAAATTAACTAGGTCTGAAATGTTATTTACAGGATTAGGTCTGTAATTAACTATTGTAGCAGAAGCTTTAGAAATTTGTCCTTCGACTATTTCATCTGATTTAAATTTGTCATTTGACGAAATGAAAAGTCTATTACTATTTAAGTCTTCACTTAATACACTTGCCTCTGCACCTGAAATTAACCCTTTTATAGTTTCACCTACGATAAATTTTCCGTAAGTAGTTTCTTCTAATAGAATTTTATCGCCTTCATCAATGTTTGTTATAGCACTACCAATTCTTGTAGCATTGAATACGATATTATTTTCTTGACCTGTTTCAGTTTCAATTAAAACACCAACAGTTGTTTGAACATCTTTAACTTGTAATTCAGCAGATTCTAATAATTGATAATATGATTTTAGAAAATCAGCAAATTTAGGATGGTCAGCAACTATAAATTCAGGTAGTTGACCATTAAGTATCGTTGAAATTTTGTCATTAAATTTTGCCATTAGTCATTAATAACTTGAGCTGGAAGAATAACCTACGCCTGCCTCGGCAGAGCCACCAACAAAAGTATCCTTTTCTACTGTAATTAAAGAATTTGCAACATCTATTTCTACAATCTGGTCTCTGACTGGTATCACATCATTTGAATTTGGTTGAACTGTAATCTCTAAAATTGTAGAAGCTGCACCTCTGATATTTGAAATTGAAGCAATGTTCAAAGAATTTAAAGTAATTTGGCCTGAAGCATAATCAATAGTACCTTGTGTATTGTTAGCATATGTTTTAACACCACTAACTAGATAATAACGTCTAACATTACCTAGACCATCTTCATCTAAAAACATTTCAAAATTACTACCTGTTACCTTAAAACCTGTTGAACTTAAAATACCACCACCTGTTGAGTTGTGACCAGAATGAGGATTATATAATGCATTTCTAAAGTATATATTATATGCAGCTGAACTTCCTAAAGTAGGAATAAAACTTTTTCTAATTTTAACTGTTGTAATATTTGATAAGATACTAGAGTCTGTATTGTCTATTAAACTTGATAATTTTGAATATCTAAACACACTATCAAATTTTTGAAGTGTTGAAGTATTGTAATTAGATATAAAATTTATTATTTCTGATTTTAACGTTGTTGCTGATTTAGTTGTTGATTTTTCATCAAACCTAACATTAGATGTTAATAAAACTGAAGTTGTTTGGGGGTCAATTATTTCTGGTTTTACTGAAGCAACATTATATGGTTTTAAACCATTAACAATATCTAATTTTGTTTGGTCAGTTAAAGTAGAACCTGAAGCTGCCTTAATTGCAATTTTCACTATACCATATCTTGGCGTTTCGTCATCTTCACCACCCCAAGAACTAACTGATAATGCATTTGGATAAATTTGTTTTACAAGTGTTTCATAGTCTGTTGTAGTTACCGCTCTGTCTTGAGCCGCAAAGTTTAAAGGCGCATTAAATTTAATAGAATCATCTGTTTCAGCTTCTGCACCACCTTGAGCATTTGAATTTGTTGAAATTGAAACATCTGTAAATCCACCAACATCACCTTGTAAACTGAAAACATTTGCACCATTAGAAGCTTCTTTATTAGTTACAATATATTCTAGTGTAATTACATTACCGTCTGATAATTTAAAACCTGTAACTCCATCACCAAAATAAATTTCATAACGGCCGTCTGTACCTTCTTGTATAAAGTAAACTTTTGAAATTGAATCAACACCTGTGTAACCACCTGCTAGAGTAAAATTTGATGATGATGAATCAGTAGCTGAATTTTGTACTGAAACTTTTAAAGTTGATGTATCTGCGTTTGGTGTGGGAATAATAAATTTTTGGTCAACGTCTGTACTATCAACTGTATATTTAAATCTGACTAAAGTACCCTCATATANTGTTACATCTGAAAACGTATAAACACCATCTTTTGGAATTGAAGTTATATCTTCAT